TTTTCCGTCAACGGTGGTCCGTGGATTACTAGCGGTAACATAAATAACGGCGATACTTTAACATTAAGAATAACCTCTAGTGCTACTTTAGGGGGTTCTGTTTCCACCACTATCAGTATAGGAATATAATATGGCTAACGTAAACATAAGTTGGGCATTGACTGAAGGTGGATTGCAGAATCCAAGTACTTATGGTTGGGTTGTTTCTGATAATGGTAACGGAGCTGGAACAAGAATAAGATATAATATGGAAGCTTCTTCTAATTGTGGAGGCACAAATAGTGCCACACAAACTATAACTCCACTAGATGTCAATTATGATATGACGGTTAATTTGTCTGGTGTTGGAGAAGGTCAAGATCCTGGATTTGAAGCTTTGACGATGACTATCAACACTCCAGATGTTACTGGAACTATAAGAACTGCTGCAGCATCTGGTGGTGGTCTTGGATGTACTGTTCGTCCTGTTACTATAACTACTCAAATACCTTCTCCTTACTATCTTCCCAAAGGAATTCCTTGTACTTTAACTATAGATTTTTCTTCTAGAGATGGTTTGTATCACACTACCGCTTGTTTTTATCAAGTAGATTTAAGTTTTGAAATTGTAGATCCTCCAACAAATATTCAATCTTTTACTGGCAATACTGACCCAGATGAAACTACAATTACATTAGGTGAACCAGTAGTTTTAGCTTGGAACACATTATGGAATGGTCAATCATCTGCATATACTGCATCTATTAATCAAGGAATTGGCAATGTTACACCACTTGATTCTGGTTCTGTAACTGTTTATCCAACGGTTACTACAACATATATTTTAACGGTTACTGGGTCAACGGGAACCGTAACTAAACAAGTAATTGTCACTGTTCTTCCGCCTGATAGTGAACCAGACCTATTTACTTTTGCTACTGTAGAAAATGCAGAATTATCTACTTCATATACTTCAGAAACAGTAACTATTTCTGGATTAGGTACTGTAGGAACAGTCGTTTCTGTTAACGTAACGGCAACTAATGGAGCTGAAACATCAGTAGCTGGTGGAGCATTTAGTACAGCAACTAAAACAATTACAAATGGACAAACTCTTCGTGTTAGGATGACTTCATCCTCAAATTATAATACGAATAAAACTACTACCGTAACAGTAGGATCTGTTAGTAATACATGGACTATACTTACAAAAGCTCCACCATCTCAAATTCCAAATGCTTTTTCTTTTAATGATGTTACCGAAGCACCTTTACAAACTTATACCAATAGTAATATTGTTACAATAACTGGTATAACAGCATCTACGACGGTAACATCCCCAACAAATGGTTTTGAGACATCAGTAAATGGTGGTGCATTTAGTACTGCGGCAAAAACAATTTCTAATGGACAAACATTACAATTAAGAGTTTTAACTACTAATGTTCTTGGAGAAACTAAATCGACAACTGTAATTGTAGGTGGTGGGTCTCCAGTACCGTGGAATGTTACTAATGTTTTAGTTGCTGATTCCAGTCCCAACTTTTTCGATATAATAGATGTTATTGGTGCTAATCCTTCCACATTAACTAGTAGTCTGCCTGTTACTATTACTGGTATAAATGTTCCATCTACAGTAACTACAACTAATAATGCTCAACTGAGAATTAATGGTGGGTCTTGGGTTGATTCTCCAACGACAATTAATGTTAATGAGACATTACAAGTTAGATTAACTTCATCACCAGATCCTGGTGGGTTGGTATCAACTGTGGTTACTATAGGTAATAATCCAAGTACTAGTTTGTCTGATACTTGGAATTTATATACTACAACCGATAATGATACAATACCCGACCCATTTAATTTTGTTAACCGACCGAATCAGGCACCAGGAGTATTAGTTACTAGTAATACTGTACAAATTAAAGGTATTACTGCTGCTGCTCCAGTTACAGTCACTGGCGGCGCACAGTTTTCAATTAATGGTGGATCTTGGGTTACCAGCGGCAACATAAATAATAATGATACCCTTACAATTCGGATAACTTCAAGTTCAACTTTAGGGGGAAACGTAAGTACTTCAATATCTATAGGAAACTAATATGCCATATACCACTACATGGAACGTTGGAACCTATACCTCTGCTGATGCTTCAGATCCTGGAGTATGGTACAGTAGAAAAGGAAAAAAAGAAGATGGTCTTGCTATAGGTACAGTTATTTCTATATTCAGGGATAGAACTGGAAATTGGGGAGATTTAAGTGGAAATTTAGATTCCAGATATCCTGGGTGGAAAGAATGTGATGGTTCTACGTTAAGTGCAAGCGATTTTCCAGATTTATTTGATGCTATTGGAAATACTTATGGTGGTAATGCTACTAAGACTTTAAGTGGAAATAGTTATACTTATGCAGGAACTTTTAACTTACCAAATTATAAATTACGCAAATTGTTTGGTCTTGGTAATGTAGATGGAAACGCAGCGTCTTCTCCAATAGTAACAACATACAAAGGACCAGATGCAAATTCTACTGCTACTGGAGATGGAAATACAGTAGGATCCACTGGTGGTAATTGGTATATTAAAAAAATTGATGCTGCTGGAACACCTCCAGATGAACAAGTATATTCTGGTGTTGTTCCTCCAGATGGTAAATTTTTTAAATTAGGTAGTTTGACTACTACTGGTGCTGATACGATTAAAGGAGAAACAAATTATACTATTACTGGTAATGTTTCTGGAGTTATTGGTCCTATAAAAGAAACAATTGTTATTCCAGCTCAACATGAACATGACGTTGTTACGGCACAAAATGATGAAATTAATGTTGGATGTGTTGCTTGGGGTACACCAGCATTTTATCAAATTGGTACTGGCGAAATAGGAAAAACATTATATCCTTCCATTGGATATAATAGTGTTGTTGCTCCTGGTGGTAGTGTCAATAGAACTTTTAATAACTATTGGGCTGGCGATGTACAAAACAATATTTCTGGATTGCCCAGTGGGGGGAACCATTCTGCAGGTATTGATATTAATACAGTTACAGGAAACGTATCTGTATGGTCGCCTGGTGAATTGAAAACACATTCACATTATTTGTCTTTGAATTCTTTTGGAACTCCACAGAACGTGTATGGATATGGAAATGATAACGGTGGAGGTACTGCCGCTGGCAGTATGTCAACTGCCACTACAGTTACAATTAATTTCTCTCAGACAGAACTTGCATTATCTTCAAACGAAGCTGTTTTTACATTAAATCCATCTAAAAAAGTTTTACCTACACCATCTTTGTCTCCAGAAAATACTGTTCCACTTATGACTAAATACTATCGAGTTAAATATATCATCAAAGTTTTTTGAGGAAATTATGGGAGTTACGCCAATTAGACCACTTGAGTTGATGAAAGATGAAAACATCACCAAGTCTGAATTTAATGATTTTATTGGCATTTGGGAGAATTTTGTTCCTCCTTATGTGTGCCAAAAAACTATAGATTTTTTTGAGGAAACTATTTCAGTATCAACTTTTTATAATGAAGATCTTGCTAGCGACGAATTTGGTGTTTTGGATGGCACAGGTCAATTTCAAAACGGAAGTTTAGGCAGAAAAGACCTTTCAATTCTTTTAAATTATTCGAATCCGAAATTGAATTATGAGCTGCAGCAATATCTTACTGCCTGCACTCATCACTATGTTGATACATATGATCAACTAAAAAATGCTAAATTAATTGCTGAAGATAATAAAATGCAAAAAACTCCTCCAGGAGGAGGATATCATGTTTGGCATTATGAAAATGCTGGATATGGGCATCATGCTAGAGAATTGGTGTGGGCAATTTATCTCAATGATATGCCTGATGGAGAAGCAGAAACAGAGTTTTTGTATCAAAGAAGAAGAATTAAACCTACTGTGGGAACTGTAGTTATATGGCCTGCAGGTATGACACATGTTCATAAAGGAAATACAGTATTTACGCAAGATAAATACATTTTAACAGGTTGGTTTATCAAGGCTCCATAATGACAAATTATTCAGATTTCATGCAACCATCTAAAGAAGAGTTGGATAAATTTTGGTCCGAGGTAGCTGCTCCAAGGTCTTCAAGATTAGAATTTAATTTTAAAGAAAGAGCAGTTACTTTAGGATTAATTAATGAAGGATCTACAACTACCTTTATTGAAGATACTGCATGGGATGAAAAAGTAATGCCGTTGTTAACTGACATTTGGCACTATGAGAACAGAGATGAACTAGAATATATTATTTTGTATACTGATAATACTTTTCTATGTCAAAAAAGAAAATTAAAATATGATTTTGCTACCGAGTCTTCGTATTGGGTTACTTATGAATATAAAGAATGCAGTAGCGTAGAAGTAATAGAATTATGTGACCAGTTAGAAGCAATTGTAACTATACAAAAGGAAACAGAATTAAATAGTCTTCTTTCTGAAATAAGAGAATTGAATGCTATGGATTTCTATTATGATGCTAAGTGGTACAAGAAAAAAGACGAAATTAATAAAATGCTTCTCTTTTCCGATTGGAGAGTTCTTCCAGATGCTCCTCAAAAATTTGAAGGGGAAAAAGATATGTGGATAGTATGGAGACAAAAGTTAAGGGACTTACTTCCATCTAATCCTAGAGAAGTATTTGAAACTAATTTTGAGATGTTTAAATTTGTTACTACAGTCAAATATCCTATTGATCCATTAGTTTATCTTGACAAATATCCTAATCGTGAAGTAGAATATTTGTCTACAGATGATCAATATGATAAGTATGATTTTGTGGTATCAAAAGATTTCACAAGTGCTACTATGATGAATCTTATTATTTTTATGGAAACATATGATGATCAAATTAGACCAATTAATGCAAAAATTTTAGAAATTGCTAAAAAGTTAAAACTTGAAGAAGTTTATCCAAGTTTAGATTACAATAGATTTATAGCGGAATGAGTAATTATGATACATGTATTCGATATGTTACCTTTGTCTGTGGTAAAAAATATTAAAGATTTTTATGAATTTTGTGAGTTTACTGATGGATCTTGGTCTGGGTCAGCAAACAAAGATTTGAAATATAATGAACAAATATTAGATGAAATACATTATCCATCTTTAGTTCAGTTGATGGATAAGTATATTTCTGAAAATGCTGAATTTAATTATTATTTTCTTCCTCGTGGTCATACACACCCAAATTTTTTGAGATATAAAGAAGGAATGCATTATGCTTGGCATAATGACATGTGGATTCTTGATGGAATGAAAACTGATTATAGTGTTACATGCTTTCTTTCTTCGCCAGATGAATATGAGGGAGGTGAACTTGTCATTGAAGTTGGTGGTAAAGAATTAGAATATAAATTAAATCCTGGTCAAGCGGTAATTTATCAAACAGGGCTACATCATTCTGTCAAAAAAGTAACTAAAGGTGAGAGAAAAGTTATTACTTGGTGGTTCTGTTCTATGATTGACAATGGAAGAAATAGAGAAATTATTACAGAGTTTAGTAAATTACTTGCACAAATGGAGCCAGAGCATCCATTAAAGCATAAATTTGAAACTATTCGTCACAATTTGATTAGAGAAAATGCAATCATTTAGTGTAAATGATATTATAGAATATCCAAATATTTTTAGTTCTTCCGATCAATCTTCTATACTAAGGTATACTCAATTAGATAAATGGGCTTGGGGGCATAAAAGTAATCAAACAGAAAAAGATAATATGCCACCATTTTGGTATATGGGACTATCTGAAGAAAAATTTTTTACAGATTATTTACTAAAAAAAATTGAATCTGTTGCTGGAGAACAATTTGATTTGGAAAGAGTTTATGCCAATGGACAAACATATGGTATGCGCGGAAAACCACATGTTGATGGATATGTAGATACATGCAGAACTTTTTTATATTATCCTATGGAATGTTGGGATGTTCAATGGGGTGGTAAAACGGCATTTATTATACCAACTGAAACAGGAACTAAATATCATTATGTTATTCCAGAACCTAACAAAGGAGTTATATTTCCAGGACAAATGTATCATTGGGCGGAAGAAACCACCCGTTCTTTTGGTGGAATAAGAATAACTATTGCTTGGAAACTATTCAAAAAACTATCATGAGCTATCAAGTTTACGAATTTCAAACGATTATAGAAGAATATGTGAAAGCAAAGGGTAAACCTCATTTGTTTGTGCGTGTAGTTGGACCAAATAAATGTAAAGACGTAGAAAAATTAAATAAAATCTATGATCTATATCGTCATCTTGTTTCACATGATGTATTTACTGCAATTTTCTACAATGAAATGTTTATTATGGAGTTTGAAACGGTAGAAGCAGCGGATGCATTCTTATCAGATAGTTTCCCAAATTCTCCAACTGATGGAGATCCAGATTATTATATTTTTGGTGCAGTATATAATGAACAAGGTCAACTAGTATTTTCTAATGAGGGCGAATGAGATGTCAATAGTTGATCATTATATTGGAGTGAAAGAATATAGTATTGTTGCGGAAACAGAAATCAGTTATCATAAGTATATTCCTTATGAATATATTAATTATGGAGAGGAATATATTAATTCTTCATCTGTAGACGTAATTAAAAATTATTATAAATTTTTTGCTGATTTAGAAGTTGGCAAAGGATTTCAAAAGGATGCTATTTTTAAAACAAACACATGTGGACTGTGGACATCTTTTAGTAATTCTGAAGAGGTGGAAGCATATCACTCGTATTTTTCTTATGATTATGGTAACATGTCAGAAGAAGATGTTA